TGCAGTAGCCTCCAGCCTTCCGGAGTCAGAGACTGACGCGACTCCTGTGCACCACATCGCACAGCCAGCGCTCGACCTAGCTGCAAACATAGCGGCGACGCGGCCGATGGGCGACGGCGCATGGGCGTGGGATCGGAACAAATCGATAGAAGACATATCGCCACTCGTGGCAGTCACAATGGCATTCGGCGCAGCTACGCAGATGGATTCGCCGAGAAGCAAAATGTACGAGAGCGTCTATAAGGAAAGAGGCGTGATCGTTGTGTAATGGAGGACTAAGATGGCAATTTTCAGCGGGCTGCGGAATCTGCGCAGGCCAGTTTTTTACGTGTACGGCAACGACTGGGGCGTAAGCGTCGCAAACATGAATGCAGCGCTGCTGTACAAGACACAGCCAAACCTTAGAGCGGTGATCAGCTTCCTCGCTGACAATGCCGCGCAGATACCGATCAAGGTATACGAAAGAGCGAGCGACACCGACAGGCCAAGGGTTCACGACAGCCCTGCGGCTCTGCTACTCGCCAATCCGAACCCGGACATGACGGCGTTCGAGTTCAAAAGATGGATGTACTCAGATCTTCTCCTATATGAGAGATTCCTCACTCTGCTTTTCCCGAGCAAGGAAACACAGAGCGGATGGGAGCTGAGACCGATACCGGCGTCGTGGATCCAGAGCTACAAGGGCACATCGCCGTTCGCCCCTGATTCGATAATCGTGGGCGTACCGGGGAATGCAGCAATAGAGGTCCCTTCAGACATGTTTGTGCTTTTTCACGGATATGACCCTACGGACCCGATGAGGCAATACAGCAGGATCAGCGCCCTCAAGGAAACGCTGCATGAGCAGGTAGAGTCAAACGGATTCAGACGCCAGATGTGGCACAGAGGCGGGCGATTCAACGCCTATCTGACGAGACCGAAGGATGTGGCTTCGTGGAGCGAAGCAGCTTTCCAAAGGTTCAAGACTACATGGGAAGAATCCTGGGCAGGCAGCAAGGCGTCTGACGGAGGAGGAATGCCGATCCTCGAGGACGGCATGGAAATCAAGACCGTGCAGTTCAATTCAAGGGACGCGCAATGGGCCGAATCAGTGAAACTGTCACGCGAAGACTGTGCGGCGGTATATCACGTCAATCCTGCAATGATCTGGCCTGGATCAGGGCAGACATATGCGAGTGCGAAAGACAACGCAAGAGCACTGTACAACGATTGCCTCGCGCCGACACTCATACAGGCGACAGACCGTATAAACATGGTGGTGCTTCCAAGAGTGAAAGAAGAGAAAAGCCACTATGCAGCATATGACATCACGATCAAAACAGAGGGCACCTACGAGGACAAAATAAAGACGCTATCGAGCGCAGTAGGAGCACCGTTCCTGTCGAGGAACGAAGCAAGAGCGAAGCTCGACCTTCCAGCCATAGATGGCGGAGACGATCTCATTACCCCACTGAACGTTCTCACCGGCGGCCTCGCATCGCCAAGGGATACAGACTCTACAAACTACAATTCAGCGGCGCTCGAGCAGGCTCGCGGTGTGCTCGGACTGAAATCCGCAAAAGATGAAGAACCCAAAGAACGCAAGGCGAACGGCAAGCCGAACGCAGAGGACGCCAAGAAACTGATCGAAGTCTACAAAGGTTTCTTTAAGAGGCAGGCAAAAAGCATACTGCCGAAAATCGGCGCAGGTAAAGAGTGGTGGAACGAAGAGCGGTGGAACAACGAACTAGCTGACGACCTCTTCGCCGAAGCGCTCGGCATAAGCGTAGAAACTGCGCGTAGCGCAATCAAAGAACTGTGGGATGACGGGAAATACGATCCCGATAGGACCGAGGCCTATATCCGCAAAATGTGCGAACGGAGGGCCGAGATGGTCAACCAGGCGACTCATGAGCAGCTGAGCAAAGCGATTGAAGCGCCGGAAGATGAAGAGGGATTGAAGGACACTCCGGAAGGGGTTTTTGAAAATGCAGAGAAGAACAGGAGTGAAAGCGCCGGCAACGCATTCGCTTGCGCACTTGCTGCATGGAGCCTCCTCGAGGCGTGCAGACAAAACCAGAGACGCGGCGAGAACGTGTACAAGACGTGGAGAGTGACTTCGGGCAATCCGAGATCCTCGCACGCCGCCATGGATGGAGAGACGGTCCAATACGACGAGCCGTTCTCAAACGGAGCGCAGTGGCCTGGCGACATAGACAATCTCGGAGTCGAGGAGGTGGCAAATTGCCAGTGCATTCTCGAGATCACAGTCAACTAGGAGGACAGAAATGAAGATTAAAAAAACTATTGAAGCGAAAGCTGAAAACGGAATCATCAGCGGCTACGCTGCAACGTGGATTCGAGAGCCGGACAGCTATGGCGATGTTATAGCCAAGGGCGCATTCGAAGAGAGCATCAAGAAACTCAAGGAAGAAGGCAAGGTCCTCCCGCTGCTCTGGAATCACGACAGTTACGACATCGACTCCTATATCGGCAGTGTTACAGAACTCGAAGAGGATGAACACGGTCTGAAGTTCACCGCCTCGTTCGATGACACCAAGGAAGCACAGAGAGCCCGCGAGCTCGCGGTGACGGGAAGAGTCGTCAAGTTCTCGTTCGCTTATGACGTCGTAGATCAGGCAAAGATTCAGCTCGAAGATGGCCGTGACGCAAACGAGCTGAGAAAGCTCAATATTCACGAGGTAAGCCTCGTTATGTACCCAGCAAATCCGGATACAAGCATTATCGATGTCAAGTCAGCGGAGAAGGCTGGCCGCAGAAACTCAAAAGCTGATGAAGAGGAGCTCAGGGAAATCATAGAACTGCTCGAAACAGCAATCTCAAAAATCAACAGTCTTGTGGCTGATGATGATAAGCCCGACGAAGGAACGGACGCCAAATCGGAGGAGCCGGATACGGCCAACGATGAGGAGCAGAAGAAACTCAAGGACTTGATAAAAAAAGCAAACGAAATGTTATCGAAAGGAGAAAGATAATGAACCTCAAAGAAATGCTCAAGAGAGCTATGGACAAAATGGCAGAGGTCAAGAGCGCTGTAGAGAAGGGTGAGAAGAAGGCAGAAGACCTCAGCGCAGCCATCAAGGAAGTCGAAGAGCTTCAGGAGAAGATCAAGGCTGCAGATGCTGCAGAGAGGCTGATCAAGTCCCTCGGAAGCAATAACAAGCCGAACGAAGACGACACAGAGGAAAAGCCTGCCAAGTCCCTTGGCGAGAACTTCGTCAGAGTCCTCAAGAAGAGCAATGCAGGTAAGAGATTCGACATCTCTGCACCTTCCTTCAAGGCAGCAACAGATGCACAGACATCACCTGAAGGCGCTGCCGGCTTCGCGTCCACATTCGACAAGAACGTTGTAGAGGCGGCAAGAGTACAGCTTGTAGTCAGAGATCTGTTCGCAGCAGAGAACATCTCCGGCTCCACTCTCGTATACCTCGTTGAGGGCGCAATGCAGGGAACACCTGCAGTGACAGATGAAGGTGCCGAAAAGCCTCAGATCCACTTCGCAGATCCGACACCTAAGACTGTATCCCTCGCAAAGGTTGCGTGCCACATAAAGGAATCTGATGAGTACATCAACGACTATCCGTTCCTCGCATCAGCAATCAACGGCAGACTGCTCTACGAGCTTGGCCTCGTTGAGCAGAACAAGCTCGTCACAGATCTCATCGGAACATCCGGCATTCAGAGCGACAGCACAACATGGAAAGCAGCAAGCACAGCTACAGACATCGCTGACCTCATTCTCAAGGCAGCTATGGACGTACAGGACGGATCCGGATTTGCAGCTGATGCTATCATGATGAACCCTGCAGACTGGTACAGCCTGAGAATCGCAAAAGCATCCGGTACAGGCGAATACTTCGGCGGTGGATTCTTCGGCGCTCAGAACATTCCAAACCTGTGGGGAATCCCTGTATGCGTGACCACTTCGATCGCAGCAGGCAAGATCATGGTCGGCGCGTTCAAGACATGCGGATCTGTAGTCCAGAACGGCGGAGTATCTGTCGAGGCTGTAAACACGAACGAGGATGACTTCGTTAAGAACCTCATGACTATCAGAGCAGAGGAAAGACTCGCTCTTGCAGTCAGAAGACCGGCTGGATTCAAGCTGCTCTCAAAGGCAAACTAATACGATAAGACGGGCAAAGGCGGGGCAATAACACCCCGCCTCATTTTGTACAGAGAGGAGAAAATCATGAAAGAGTACAAATGGCGCG